CAGAAGAATTCGTTGAGCCAGTGATGTTTGTTCTGAACATGGTTACAAATAAAAAGTTGGAGTTACCTCATCAGCTTCTGGACCTGTATGATCAGCATCCAGAGACTAGAGGTTTTGATGAGGGAATGAACGAATTGAAGGATCAGTATATGGGACTCAGTGGTCACTCTGACTTGCTTGAGCCAAGATCCAGGATGCTCAAGAACAGATCCAACATGATGCAAGGGATACTGCATTACACTTCTAGCTTACTGCATTCAGGCTTTCTTTACATGTGGGAAGAAATGTCAGTGAGTTCGTTGCGCAGTGTACTATCTAACACATATTCTCTATCCAGCAAAGAAATGAGAGTTGTATCCACAACTAAAGTATCATCAGATGACTCTTCTTGCATATTGTCAATTGTGGTGGAGAAAGAACCTGTTGATGCCACTGAGAAGCAGGTGTCACAATTAAACTCACAGAACTTACGAATGCTAATGAGTGTGTTCACAGAAGCAAAAGCAAAGCTATATCCGTTGTTTGCTGCCAAGCAGAGTATTGAAAAGAGTTCTACATCTGGACACTCAAATGTTGAAGAATTCAACTCTCTATGGTACTACAAGAACACATTGATAACTCCCAGCATAAAGTTCGTTGCTGCATGTGTCAAGACTCATCCAAATTCTAAGCTAGATGATCGATACAACACATATGCAAACTTAAGAAACAATCTGTTTGAGCACAGTGGGAACATTATGCTTTGTAATGTTTGTCAATTTGGGCAGTTGAGCGCTCACTACAAGACACTAGGACTTCGAACAAACAGAATGTGGGAAAAGTATCGACAAACATTGCTGGAGTCACCGCATCCTGCAATAGGGTTCTTTTTGCTGGAGCATCCACTATGCTGTGGCATGTTCGGAACAGACATGTCTGTCTATATGGCCTGTTCAAATCCTCATTTCAGAAACATGCATCTTGGACTGTATAAGGATGAGAACTTTGAATTCACCGAGGATGGCAAGCCAACGGTTCGAACATACATATCTTTCGGTCAATCTGCTAAGTATTATGCATTCAAGCAAGCTCTCAGGATTAGTGATGGAGAACTAAAGAATTACGTTGAAGAGAATCTCATAAATCTGTACAGAGAAACATCCACAACGTATGATAGTCTGATGAAACTTAAAATACAAGCTTCTAATCCAGCATTATCTGAATCAATGAGCTTCCAGACTGACTCGAGACTTCATGCAGCATCATCCTACATACTGCAGGATGCAGTTATACTGCAGTCTAAGGGCATGATGGGAGCTAGCCACTCCCACAAAACATTCTTTGGAATAGCTAATTCCTTCAACACTGAGACCATAAAGGATTATAAGTGGCTTTTCCCATTTGGCAATTTCTATGATTCTGTTCTTTCTGTTTTGAACAACTACAAGACAAGCTCTCTTGGAGCATACATAAATCGCAGATCTGTCGCAAGCAAATTAGACATTTCTACCAACAGTGTTGTCCAGTCTGTGACCTTGTTCCAGGTGCTTCAGAGACTGTGGTTTGACATACCAGACGTTAAAGGCACTAGATTCTCTCATAATCTTGTTTTGAATCACTACAAGCAGAAGTTTCCTTGGATACATGACACAGCTGAGAAAACTCTAGAGTCATCTCCATTCAATGATCACATGTCTCTGAGAAATTTTATCATCTCTGTGTCAGCAAAGAAGAAGACAGTGAGGACTTATGCTCCTAGCAACGTAGTTAGTTCTCCAATAGATATAGTAAGATCAATGGTGGAGAATTGTCAATGGAAAGGTCAGAAGCTGAACTACGTTGCAGTAAATACTGTAGAAGATGCTAGAACGGCTATGCAAATTCTAACTGAGAGGATATGGAGATGCTTGCGAGCACACTTAGTCCATGACAAAGCAGAGAAGATAGAAGAGATTCTTTCAATGAACATTGACCCATTTGCAAGTGCTGAATTGACAAAGGATATGTATGAATTGTC